GCTGCTATGAATGCTCCAAAACCTGTTGTTAAAGCGTCAGCACCAAAAGGTCCTTCTATTGCCCAGCAAAGAGCGGCTGCTGCTAAACCAGTTGTTGCAAAAGTTGGAAAATCTGGTATCGATGGTATGGGTGTCGCTGGACTTGCTAAGGCTGCTCCAAAGGCAATCAATGTAACTCCTTCTAGAACTTACACAGACAAAGAAAAGCAAATTAACGCTTTGCTTATGACTGGCAAGAAGAATGATGGAACTATGAAGGCTTCTGCTCAACGTAAGATTCAAAAAATTCGTAAAAAGTAAAAGTATGAAAAAGACAACCAAAAAAGTAGATCCTCCTAAGAAGGGTACAAAAGTTAGTGGACCTATTGCGAACTCAACACGTAGAGCTCCATTAATGAATGTAAATGTTGGTAAAGGTCAGAAAATGGCTGTTGATACAACTAGTATGAGTAAACCAGATCCTAAGACCTTTAACTTTACAATCACTAACTCAGCTGGAAAAGTTGTCCGAAAAGGAAACTTAAGCGAAGGTATTGGTAAGGCTGGAGCTAGAGAAATGGTTAGCAAGCTTAAAGCAAAGAAGTAATAATTAACTGAGGGGGTCGCTGTGGCTCCCTCTATTTTCAATTTAATTTAAAATCAAATGGAACAATTAAAATCGAGAACTTATATTCTCCTAAGATCAGACGCGCCACTTAGTTTGATGATCCCATCTAAGGGAACAGCTAGAAGACCGCTACTTTACTTTGATGGTAAAGCAAACAGACAGCTGAGATATTCAGCAAATCAGCCAAGCCCATTTATTGACGAGCAGGACGGGAATGTAGTCCTTGAGCCAATTGTATTTGAGGATGGTATGTTACACGTACCAGAAAGCAATCCAGTACTACAGCAGTTTCTTTATTATCACCCAGGAAATGGAAAGATTTTTGAAGAACTAGATCCAGAGAAAGACGCTCAGAATGATCTTATCGATCTAGATATTGAGGTGAACGCGCTTATTGCTGCTAAATCAATGGAGCTTTCAATGATGGAGACAGTTGCTAGAATTGGTCTTGGTATTCAGGCAGATAAGAAAACATCTTCAGAACTAAAGAGAGACGTACTTGTTTTTGCGAAGCAGTACCCAATTAGATTTATGGAGATATTAAATGATCCAATGCTAAGAGTTCAAGACATTGTAGCCAGAGCATTTGAGCAGCAAATCCTTAAAACTAGAAACAAGGGAAGAGATATTTATTTCAACCTTTCAGATAACAAGAGCAAGTTTATGACTATCCCATTCGGAGAGCATAGAATCTCAACAGTATCTAAATACCTACAGACAGATGAAGGTATTGAAACACTAAAGTTACTTGAAAGAAATGTTGAGTAGTCTAAATTAAGAGAGGGTAATACCTCTCTTTTTTTTTACTATCTTTGTACAAAAAGAATGGGATGATAAATTCAGTAAGAAATACGGTACTGTCTGTTTTGAACAAAAATAATTACGGGTACATTAGCCCTAATGATTTCAACCTATTTGCCAAGCAAGCACAGCTAGACATCTTTGAAAATTATTTCTACAGATACAATTACCAGATCTTGAAAGAAAATGCTAGAGAGTCTGGTACTGGCTATGCTGATATTAAGAAGCAGTACGAGGAAGTTATTGACTCATTATCAAAAATTGTATCACTTACTAAGACTTCTGGTACATTTGATCTTCCTGCTGACTATTACACTATTGTTAGGGTAATCCATACAAACAATGTTGGCAAGATGGTGGAAGTCGAGAAGGTTCCAATTGCTAGAGCTCAACAACTTTTGATGTCGAACTTGACTCAGCCAATTGAATTGTTCCCAGCGTACGTACAACTTGAGGATAAGTTAACCGTTTATCCTGACACAATTTCAACTGGTGTTTCTTGCTACTACGTTAGATATCCTAAAGATCCTAAGTGGACATATACACTGGTTTCTGGTGAGCCATTGTTTAACCAAGGAGCCGTAGATTATCAGGACTTTGAGTTACCACTTACAGATGAACCGACTCTTGTCGCTAAAATTTTGCAGTTTGCTGGAATGTCAATTAGAGAGATTGAAGCTCTTAACTTTGCAAATCAGCAAGAACAAACAGAAATTGTTATTGAGAAATAATGCCACTATACAACAAATATCTATCTGACCTTCAGTACTATAGCAACAATGGTAACACACCAGAGGATGCTAACTGGGGATCTTATCAGTACGTATCTTTAGAAGATATCGTCAACAACTTCATGTTGATGTACCAAGGAGACCATGAACTGATGAATAACCTCAACAGGTATAAGGTTTTATTTTACACGAAGAGAGCTATTCAAGAATTGAACTACGATGCGATGAAGGAGATTAAAGTCCTTGAGCAAAAAGTAGGCCCAAACTTGAAGTTTGTCTTGCCTTCTGACTACGTGAACTGGGTTAAGATCTCTTTATACAAGGATGGTTTAATTCTTCCATTAACTGAGAATATTCAGATAAACTCAGCGGTTGAATACGTTCAGGATAACAATTATAAGGTTGTTGTAGATCAGAACGGTGTAGTTATTGAAGCTCAAAACTCAACACTAGATTTTGACAGATTAAATAACATTCAGAAAAGTATTTACTTGAATCCATCTAGTCCATACCACAATATGTGGGGATGGGAGTACGGAGGAAACTGGTACTTCGATTATGCTGCTGGTAGTAGATACGGTCTAAATACAGAAACAGCTAATCAAAACCCTACCTTTAAGATAGACAAGAAAGCTGGTGTTATTAATTTTACTAATCAAATGGCTAACGAGTCATGCATACTAGAATACATTTCAGACGGAATGGAGTATACATCTGTAGCCACAGCACCTCCTGGTAAGCCAGTTGCTGTTAGAGATGACTCTGCTATCAGTGTAAACAAAATGTTTGAGAACTATATCTACTCATTCATTAAGTATTCAATACTAAACAATAAGTTGGGAGTTCAGGAATATATTGTTGCTAGAGCTAGAAAAGAAATGACAGCTCTATTGAGAAATGCGAAAATAAGAATTAGCAATATTCACCCAGGAAGACTACTCATGAATATGAGAGGTCAAAACAAGATGATTAAATAGGTATGGATTTAGTTAAAACCTTTGTAAAGGGAAGGATGAATAAAAGCCTTGATGAGAGGCTTATACCTGATGGCGAATATATTGACGCCATGAATGTTCGTGTTGGCTCTACTGAGTTGACTGACGTTGGTTCTTTAGAAAACACGAAGGGTAACGTAAAGATTTCTAACATACTTTACAACGATGAGCCACTAGATCCTACTGCAACTTGCATTGGCGCATTTCAAGATGGTGTAAACGATACTATTTATTGGTTCATACACTCTCCAACAGACGGTGTTGACATGATTGTGTCAATGAATGTCAATAGTGGGTTTACTGTATATCATGTAGTTAGCACATCTATTTTAAATTTCAGTAGACAGCACCTGATCAATGGAGTAAATAAAGTAGAGGATCTTCTTTTCTTTACTGACGGATACAATCCACCACGAAAAATAAACGTAAAGAGATCATACCCTACAGAGCCTGATCTTAAAGAGTCTGATATTTCTGTTATTGTTGCTCCTCCTCATGAAGCTCCAACCATAGAGCTTATTAATATTAATGGGGATGAAAATTATATTGAAGATAAGTTCTTGTCTTTTGCTTACAGATATAAGTATTTAGACGGTGAATACAGTGCTGTATCTCAATTTAGCGAAATAGCTTTTGAACCAGGGTTTTTTAATTTTAATTTTAAAACTTTTGGAAATGGAGGAATGAGGAATTCTTTCAATGCTGTAAACGTAACATTTAATACTGGAGGAGATAATATTGTTGGGGTTGACCTTTTATTTAAAAACTCTGTGTCTAACGTAATAAATGTCATAGAGAAGTATGATAAAAGATTGCTTAACCTACCAGATAATTCTGATTACACAGTACAGTTTAGCTCTAAAAAAATATTTACAACACTTCCAGAATCTGAGGTAGTAAGACTTTTTGACAATGTGCCTTTGATTGCAAAATCACAGACAGTTATGTCTAATAGATTGTTTTACGGAAACTATAAGGATGGATACGATATCGTTGATTCTAACGGAAATGAAATTGATGTAAGATTTAATGCGTCATTAGTGTCAGAGGAACTTGGTTATTTAGAGGTTCCTACAGTTGAATCTTCTTCTGTATATAATATAATACCACCAACTCCTCAAACATTTAACAAAACTCTTATAACAATAAATTTAGCTGGAGTAAGTTTAAAAGCTGGTGGGGCAATAGGTATAGATTTAACACTAGACGGAGAAATCGTTGGAGCACCACCTGTTTCTTCAAATAATATTGTTCAGTCATTTTACTTTCAACTACAGAAAGATTATTCTTCTGTATATGATTTAGTTACAAGTCAGGAATTTAAGGAAGCAATTGGCTCAGAAACATTTCATGCTACTGTTGATGACTGTGCTACTGAAGACGAAGGAACATCTTTAACTGATAAGATATCATGTCAGGCTACTCCTCCTTCTGGATTTAGTAGCTATGGTTATGGTATAAATGCTTTAGGAGAAGGAATTAAAATTACAGCTACGCCTGGTTCTTCATCATTTTCATTACAGATGATAGTCATGGTTTATCAGAGTGATACAAACCCTACAGTATTTGAATATGAATATTTTTCAGCTCAGTTTGTTTCAGCGGAATACATAAGTCAATCTGATGCAAGCAGTTTGCATAGTAACAGAGATTATTCTTTGGGAATAATCTACATGGATGAATTCAATAGATCTACTACTGTACTTGTTTCAGAAAATAACTCAATACATGTTCCATCATCAAATTCAGTAAAAAAGAATTCTATAAAGGTTGACATATTTTCAGATCCTCCATATTGGGCAAAGAAATATAAGTTTGCTTTATTGCCTTCTGGTTTAGACTATGAGACAATATATAGCACATTATATTTTTTAAATCCTGGAGACGGATCTGTTTTTTTAAACCTAGAAGGCAACAATCAAAATAAAGCCAAGATTGGAGATTCTCTTATTGTAAAGAGAGATAGCAACGGTCCAGTGCTTGATTTGATTAGATGTGACGTGTTAGACATCGTTTCAATGCCAGTAAACTTTATAGAGGGTGGCCAGGAAGAACCAGCTGGTCTTTATATGAAAGTAAAGCCAGTTGGGTTTTCTATAGATACATTTTCTCAAAAAATATTAGGTAATGAAACAATAAATAGTAATATTATACCATTTACTGATCCAGTATATCCAGCGATATCTATACCTCTATACACTGAAGATCCAGAAAATACATTTACAACTTGGGAAATACCAGAGGGAAGTATAATTACTTTTAATTTTACTATTAATAGACCAGATAAATCAGCAAAAGTAGGACAGAGAAAGTACGTGTTTAATAAGCAGTTTGTTGCTGCTTCAAACTATAGTGATTTACATCAATTTACTTTGGCTCAAAATATAGACTTTAGTCTTGGAGATAGTTTTGAGACTGGAGATGAGGTTCCTAATTTGAATGAGTTTAACCCAGCATTGGGCACGTCATATCCTAATGCAACAGGAGGTATAAATAAATATCAATTTTTTAATGCTACTTTGTTTCCAGGCGAGACTGGTAGAAAATTAAATTTTGGTATAAGATCTGGCACACCTTCTCAGGTTGGAGCTAGGTCAACTATAACTGGATCAATAACAGTAATCAGCCAAGACTCAATAATTGTATTTGAAACAGAACCAACTGAGCCAGCTCCTGCAATTTATTACGAAGGAAGCGAAACCTTTGATATTATCAATGGTGAGCACTCAGAAGATAGCATAATTCTAAATTTCTCTGATTGCTTCACATTCGCAAATGGAGTAGAAAGTTACAAGATTGAAGACTCTTTGGCTGCTCCTTACTTTAGACTTGGAGAAAGAGTTTCTTCTGTATCGGGACAAGATTTCCAACTTGCTGATAGATTTTCATCTATTACATATAGCGGTATATTTAACCCAGAGAATAACGTAAACAAGCTGAACGAATTCAACCTTGGTCTAGCAAACTTTAAGGATCTTGAGAGAAGATTTGGATCTATTCAAAAGATGTCTGGAAGACAGACAGATATTCTTGTTTTACAAGAGGACAAGATATCTTATGTGCTTGCAGGTAAGAACGTACTATCAGACGCTGCCGCAGGAACTGGAGCTATTGCTGCTATTCCAGAAGTTCTAGGCAATCAAATTGCTAGGATTGAGGATTATGGTATAAGCTTAAACCCAGAGAGTTATATTGAGTGGGG